CTGCGGAAAGGTGACTAAGGCGCGGCTGCTACTGATGATGACGGTCCACCACTGGTCGTCAGTATCGGAGGACACCAGCACCGCGTAGCCGTCGCCCAGCGGGGTCTCCACGGCAATCGGGTCGGTCAGCTGGATCAAACTCATAAGACGTGTCGCCCTATTTTCCATTCCCTACCAGTAGGGCCATAGGCCCAGCGGAGACCACACTGGAACAATAATCGTTCGACAGGAGTGACATAAAAAGTGGACCATTTAATCGTCATAATCATCCCACGGGTTGTCGGATGTTCCCAAATTACCGAGTTTGTTGCTGGGTGGAGACCGTGGAAGTGGCTCGGGCTTGATTGCAGTGCCCACCAATTCGACGCTGTGACTGATCCTGTCGTTAAATTCATAATAGGAGCGCCACAATTCCTCTATCACGGTTTCAGCGACGGATTCGTCGACCCGCGCTCTGGTCAGGTAATTGTACATATGACGCTTGTTGGGGAACCGGTGGGGCATGTCGACACGCTTCTTCAGAGTGCCGATGACGGTCCCTAGCCGGTTGGAACTGGTCTTGGTAGCGTGAAGCCAGAGCCACACTACGGTCTGTTTATATGGACGAGGGCGAGAAGCCATGACGTCTCCTATCTTGCGTCGATAACACAGGCGTGCTATGCTTCGCGGTTGAGGTTTCGGTGGCCGAAAGTTTTGTCGCCTACGGTCATCGAAGGTCCTATCTAAGCACTCCACGGCCGCGTCGTCAAGACCCGCCGTGGAGTGAAGACCCGGAAGACGGGGCCTGCAAGAATCCCTTTAGGGGTCCACTCCCCTAATCTAGACGCGACAAACACCCGTCGGACGGGCTTCAGCAAGGATTTTTAGGATTTTTAGGATTTCGCGTCTCGCGTATATGCGCACGCGCGCGAGACCTCCCTTTCCCTCTCCTCCCCCTTTCTTTCCCCGTCTTTTCTTTTTTATTATTAAAAAATATATAAATTATAAAAAAGAAAAGAAGGACGGGGGTTCGGCGACGCAAGGGTGGGAATTAGGGTAGGTAAAGGGATTCTTGCAAACCGCGTCACGACGGATTTTGTTTCATGCCGGGGCTTCGGATGGAACTTCGAAAGGTCAGGGGCTTGCGGAGCGGTCACCGCCGTGCTAGTTTCAGCGCCTCGACTGGTCTGACAGGCAGTTCGTTATTCCTCAACGCGCGCATGGAGCAAATTGGTTCGTGGCAAAGAAAGCCGTCAAGCAGCCAAAACCGCCGCCTGAGCCGAATCCCGAAGCTGTCGCTGCTTACGAGGCTGAACGCCGCCGTCAAATACTGGGTCCGCCGCAAGGCGCCGGTATCACGCGTCGTACCCCCACTCTGGAGAAGCTGTTCTTGGAAAGTTTGGCAGCCGGGTACTCAGTCACCAAGTCCGCCTGGACGATAGGCGTGCACCGGATGGCTGCTTATCGTTGGCGTGCAGCGTCCGAGGAGACGCGCCAGGAAGACGGCAGCTTTACCGACGATTTCTGCGTCCGTTGGGACGACGCGATGGAGGCCGGCGTCGATAGCCTGGAGGACGAGGCCGAGCGTCGTGCCAAGCGCGGCGTCGAGAAGCCGGTCTATCAGGGCGGCGTGATGGTCGGTACCGTCACCGAGTATTCCGACACGCTGATGCAAGTCATGCTGAAGGGCAAGCGCCCGTCGCGCTACAACACCGAGCGCCATGAATTGTCAGGTCCGAACGGCGGACCGATCGCATCGTCGATGGAGATCGAGTTCGTGGATGTCGACCCGAAGGGAAAGCGAAAATGACCGAACATTTGATGAAGTCCATGCATCCGGATCAGGAACGTGCGGCGCGAGCGTTGGCAATGACTGCGGTGGCGGACCCGGCGCAAACAGTGGAAATCCCACCGGTCCAGTCGTCTGTCGGCGAAGGTCCTGCGATTGACTTTACACGCCGGGACATTCCGTTTGCGGAATTGCCGTTCGCGTATCGACTAATGCGATTTCTTGACGACAACGGCGCAGTGGTCGGGTGCAGCGAAGGGCCGTTTAGGGCCGGCGCCTGTGACGTGGATGAAAGCCGCACCGTGCAGATGTGGACGCAATTGCACGTCGACACTGACACGCCCGAGGCACTGGGGACTGTAATCATTGGACGGTTTGGTCGGCACGTCACGTTCGGTGGAATGGCAGTGCCTCACGGCTTGTCGTGTGTGACGGTGTCCCGCGCCAGGGGCGTGTGGGTCCGTCACATCGTGGATTACTTGGTGCAGACGGACGAATTGGTGCAGCGCTGGGATGTGATAGTCAGGAAGACATGATGATTGAACGCCGTTCCATCTTGAAGGCCCTCGTCGCGCTGGTCGCGGCGCCCGCCATCGTGAAGGTTGGCAGCCTGATGAAGGTCGCGCCGACTGAGACGTTGCGAGGGATTGAATTTCCGGATGAGCGCTGGGAATACGACCCGGTGTTGGACAAGTGGACGCAGTACAACGGCTACAATTATTATGCCGGTGGGCGTGGAGGCGGTAAGTCGCTGGCTATGCGCGAAGCTAGGGGGCTATGGCATAATAGCAACGTATTCATCCGCAACATCGACCGGCAGTACGACCATCAGTTCGCGATGGAAGGCGCCAAGATCGGCGACGTGTTGCGAATTCGACTGCCAGCTGACTATGTCGTGACTGACGGCCCAGGCTTGACGCTACAAGACCCGGCAGAGCGCATGGTCTACCTCAAGTCGCGCCGTACGTTGGTGCCTGAGTCCCAGGTCGTCGACAAGCTTGCCGTGGCCGCAGTAGCGGTCGCCGCCGTTCCCCAGATATTGAAAGCACCAGTAACGCGTCGGTTCTGGTCACTGCCGCAGCATTCCGCTGCAATCGAGGAGGGTTGAAATGTTCAAGTTTCGTCACGCGGCAGTCGGGCTGGGTGCTCTGGTTGCCATGTCTGCGGCGGTCTACGCTGCTGGTTACTTTCCCGGCTTCCCGGTGGTCGGGGGCAATTCCTATTGCACTTCGATCGCCGGCACGGGCGCGGGCACCGGGTCGTCCACGTTCCCGACTACGCCGCCGTCCAATTTCGGCCAGGGTCAGGCAGGGCAAAGCGGCAGTGTTACGCAGAATTGCAATGCGTTCGCCAACGCAGGACCGCCGGCTCTTACCGGCACTGAACTGATCCCGGCCGACACCGGGTTGCCGTCCGGCCAGCAGCCGCAGACCGTGCTGATTCCGACGTCGTTGCTCGGCAATTCGTCCAACCGCCTGATCGGCGGCGACATGACCACCAACCTGGCACAGCGGTTGAGCACCACCAAGGGCATAGCGTCGCTGGCCACGTTGTCCCCGACCGCAGCCGTGATCACGGCTGATCGCTGGTGGGTGATCGCCCCGGCAGCCGGCGTCACCGTCACGACGGACAGCACGGCAGCCACCGCCGTCATTCCTGGCTTCAACAACACCAAGGCGCTCCGCATTGCTCGCACTACCAGCGGCGCTGCAGGCAACATTTG